ATTAAATCAATACAAACGGCAGGCACGGGAAAGGTTGCTCTCAGAAGAAGGTATCAAGCATAGAGGCAGGAGGTGTATAGAACCAGAAGCGGTGTTTGGACAAATGAAATACAACATGGCATACAGAAGATTCCGGCATGTGGGAGAAGACAAGGTTACAATGGACTTTGCTTTCTTTGCTATAGCCTTTAATATCAAAAAAATGTGTGCTAAACTGATAAAAGAAGGAAAGGGGCTCATTACAGTTGCCAAATATATGTTTATGGGACTATTTATAACCCGATATAATTGGAATATAGCAACTTGTTGCCAAATGCATGAGGAAAAAGCAGCATAGCCAAAAGAAAATATAGCAGAACTTAAAATATAAAAGAGGTTGTGCCAACGTTTTGACACAACCTCATAATAAGTAATATTGCATTTTGATAACGCATATCTTTGATAGAATCATATATCCATGAGGATAAAATACCTAAAAGTATAGGTAGGATTAAATTTATTATTATAAACATAATCGAAACGATTCTTTTGAAATATTATGCGGCAATATTACCTAACATCTGGCAGGAATCGAACCTGCATATAAAACTTATCCATTCAGTCACAGATGCTATGACAAAGGTAAAAATTATTATTATAAAAAACAATTATGAAATCAATAACAATAAAACAGCCGTGGGCTTCTTTGATAGTTCACGGTATTAAGGACATCGAAAATCGTACTTGGCCGTGTCCTAAGAAATACTTAGGGCAGAGAATACTAATTCATTCAAGCGTAAAATCTGACAGAGAACCTTACATGATATTCAATGATACTCAAGCTGATGTAATAGATGATTGCATTATGGATGTGTGTGGATATTATAAAAACATTGGCGCAATCATCGGCAGTATTGAGATAGTAGACTGCGTACAGAATTATCCGTCAGTTTGGGCAGAGAAAGGAGTCTATAACTGGGTACTGGCTAATCCTATTCTCTATGCTAAACCTATCGAGAACGTGAAAGGAAAGCTCTCTTTCTGGGATTATCCTGGCATCAAAGAAGTAAGTATTGAGTGTCCGGAATGTGGTAGTATAGAAATTGCTGTCGAAGATTATACGTCGGCTCCGTTCCCGACTTATCTGCATAGGTGTAATAAGTGTGAGCACGTGATTATGGAAAGTGAGTGGAACGTAATAAAATAGGGTATGGAATTTGATTGGTTTTGGTTTACTATAGTGATTGGGATAATCTGCGTTACTGTGTATTCTTGTCTCAATAGCTATTGGGAACATAAATATGGGAATAAGAATGAAAATCGCGATACGTAGTGATATTACAAAATCTACTGCCAAATCGTGTCAGTAACTTCTTTGATGCCGGATAGTCCGTTCATGGATTATTCGGTATCTTTATTTTGTAAATCAAAATAATAAAGTATGTACGCAGTAAATCAGTATGATGCAATTGCAGAGAGTTACGATTCTCTGTTTAAAGACAAAGCCAGTATTGAGGAGAACTTAGAGCAAGAAAAGACCGAATATATTGAAATGGCATGTCCCCATTGTGGAGAAATAATCAGGATGAAGAAGTGATATGGCAGCACCTGCGGGAAATAAATTTTGGATGTTAAGGAGTAAGCATGGGAGAGATAAACTCTTTTCCACGCCGGAACTTTTATGGGAAGCTGCCTGTGAGTATTTCCAGTGGTGTGATGAAAATCCCTGGCTCTCTAAAAAAGCTATTCAAAAGACGGTTCCTGTGAAAAGAAAGAAAGGGAAGAAAGTGGAAACTGTTAATGAGCAGCAAGTGCAACAGGAAGTTTCCCCGACTTCCCGTCCGTACTCCCTTACCGGGTTTTGTATTTACGTAGGCGCTTCATCCAAATGGTGGAGCACCTTTCGTACGGAATGTAAAAATAAGAATGACGAAGATTTTTTAGAGGTCATCGCACGCGTGGAAGAAACAATCGAAACGCAACAGTTTGAAGGTGCATGTGTCGGTGCTTTTAATGCGAATATCATTGCTCGTAAACTTGGGCTTGCGGATAAGCAGGAAGTAGACCATACGAATGCAGGGAAAGAGTTTAAGTCATTTTCATTTCTTCCATATACCAAAGAAGCGGAGAGTGTGAAGTGATGGGAGAGAGAGTCAACATAAAACAGCGTTTAGCCTATAACTATCTTCGTGACGATGTTACGAAGTTCTTATGTTATGGTGGTGCCGGTGGCGGTGGTAAGTCATGGCTCGGTTGTGAATGGCTGATGCAATGTTGCCATTATCTTCCCGGAACTCGTTGGTTTGCGGGGCGAAATAATCTCAAAGACAGTCGAGCATCTATAGCGGTGACATTTGTTAAAGTGGCTAACTCTCATGGCTATCCATATTATCACTTGACAAATGACGGCATCAAGTTCGATAATGGGAGTGAGATTATCTTTTTGGATTTGACATATTACCCCTATAAAGACCCGATGTATGAACGTTTCGGCTCCTTGGAATTTACGGGTGGATGGATCGAAGAGGCGGGTCAAGTGAATAGATTGGCCTTTGAAGTGTTACAGACCCGTATAGGGCGGCACTTGAATGATGTCTATAATGTTCCAGGGAAAATTCTTATTACTTGTAATCCCAAAAAGAATTGGTTATACGATAAATTTTATAAACCATGGAAAGAGCATAAGTTAAAAGATGGTTATGCTTTTATACAGGCGTTGGTACAAGACAATCCATTTGCAACAGAAGACTATATAAACACTTTGAAAAATACTAATGATAAAGTAACGAAAGAGCGTTTGTATTTCGGCAATTGGGAATATGATAATGATCCGGCAGTACTTTGTGATTATGATGCTATTTGTGACTTGTTTACAAACGAGCATGTACAACCGGTAGGCTTATCGACTGGTTCTTCTGACCTTGCCATGAAAGGCCGAGACCGTTTTGTCAGTGGGCATTGGATAGGTAATGTATGCTATATCAGATTAGACCAGGAATACAGTACGGGTAAATCCATTGAGGCAGACCTTAAAAGCATGATGATACAGTGGAGTATTCCACGCAGTATGATGATAGTTGATAGCGATGGGCTGGGGAGTTATCTTGAAAGTTATCTGAATGGTATCAAAGAATTTCATGGCGGTAATCGCCCGATTAATCTGGAGTTTGACAATCTGAAATCAGAGTGCGCTTTTAAGCTCGCAGAACTGATAAATAACCGACAGATAAGGATTATATGTACGGAAGCCCAAAGAGAGCGTATAATTGAAGAATTAGGAGTTTTAAAGCAAGACCATATAGATGCTGATACCCGAAAGAAAGGAATAATCAGTAAAGAGAAAATGAAAGAGATTCTTGGTCATTCTCCGGATTATCTTGATATGCTGATAATGGCAATGTTCTTCCGTATCAAGCCAATTCCCAAACGACCAAAAGCAAAATTAGGACAGATATGACAGTAAAAGAATTTTTGATATTAAGTGAGGTGGCAAGCAATGCTATTGAACTGTTGGAGCGGATAAGAAAGCTTCCAAAGCCGGACTTCATTTTGGGAGTTCGTTTGCCGGATAATCTGAATGATGCCACTATTGGGCAACTTATGGGGCTGCAATCTATATCAAGCGATATTGATTGCATAATGATGCCATGTCATGTCCTTTTGGGGTTATCGGTTGAACAAATAGAAGCATGTGAGGTAGAGGATGTTTTGGGCTTTTCCTCATGGGTTACTAAAGAGGTGGAACGGATAACCAAGCTGTTTGAAACAACGAGTGTGGCGCCTACTCCTGAGGAAAAACGTGCGGGTGTGGATCAGTTATCATTTGGTTTGTTTGGGTTGGTGGACTATTATGCAACCCGTATGGGAATTACTGACCATGAGCAGGTAGAAAGTGTTCCATGGGTCAGAGTGTATAAATGTCTTGATATGGATGCAGAGAAGATAAGATATGAACGAAGATTACGTAAAATTTATCAAGATAATAACAAATGAACACAAGTGTAGAGAGGAAAATAGCGTCTGTTGCAGAAAAGCTGAAAGACATAACCTATTTGTTTGATAACTGGGCGACGGCTAACGTCCGGTTGGATAAAATGCCATTACCGGCTATGATTAACTTACTGCCTGTATCCGGTAAGTTCGTTATATCCAGAACACAGTTGAAGGATTGCCCTAACTGTATGATAGCATTTGCAGATAAGACAAGGTTTGATTTCGACGGGGTGGAGAATGATAAGGTTATTGAGAGGTGCAAAGGATATGCCGTACAGTTTATCAAAGAACTGAATAAAAGCGGACTGTTTGAGTGGGTGAGTGATGAAGTACCTTACTCCATATTTTACGATAAGTTGGATGTGAATGTTACTGGGATAATGATAGAATTGAAACTTAAAGAGGTTCAAGGAGTACCCATGTGTTAGTTATGGAAGATAGGAGAAAAGAAATAAAAGGTATTCTGATTGAGGAGTTGGACAGTCTTCGGCAACGTATCATTGAGAATCATATACGGGCTGGGCAGCGTGCAAGTGGAAGGACTATCAAAAGCTTGCATGTTGTGGTAGATGATAATCACGGCATCTTGTTTGGTAGGCAGGCTTTCGGCGTATTGGAAACGGGACGTAGACCGGGGAAAGTTCCTAAAGGATTTTATAAGATTATCCGGCAGTGGATGATGGATAAGGGGATTCAAGTAGAGAAGCCTAAGTCTTTTGCATACCTCGTAGCTCGGAAAATAGCTCGAGAAGGTACTGAAGTATATCGGACAGGAAAGCATGAGGACATATATTCAAAAGATATTGAAAGAACGATACAGAATGTAATGAATCGTGTATTTGGTATTTTCTCAAAGGATGTACAACATATAAATTTGAATAACAATGCGAACAGCAATATTTGAAAATAATCATCAGATACGGTATCCTGATGCTGTGTGCTTCTGTTTTAATCCACAAGAGATAACAGTTCAAACTAATAATACAGTGACTATCAGCATTGCGGCCAATGGGAAAAAATATACAGATGTAAGGAGTTCTTATTCAGGAAAAGTATATGCTGATATTTCGTGTTATATGCGTTCTTTCTTTTCTGTTGATACTTCATTGTTACAGTCAATTCGAGTGTCGGTAACGGTTTCTACGAGTGTTGATAATTTTAGTTTTACTACTGATAGTATTTGGGGAGCAATTAATATTGGTGAGGTATTTAATGCACCTCGTGTAGTGAGATGGTTCCGAAAGTTTCCTTTTACTTTCTCATTGTTTGTGGCTGAGGGAGCGACTGTTCGTTTTCGTTATGACCAAAATAGATATGTTACAAAAAACTTATCCGCAGGATTAAATCACATCAATGTTGCGGGATTGGTTCCGTCAGCTAAAGATTTTGCGGTAATTCGTCTGGATGAGGATTTGCCTGCCAGTACATTTGAATACACGTTTGATAATACGTTTGCTCCGATAGGTGATGGGACTGTTATAAATAGGTTGGTAGTAGATTCTTCTGAGTGTGGTATTTATCTTCGTTGGATAGATAGACATGGTTTTTATCAGTATTGGTTGTTCCAGATTGGGGACAATATATTGCAGGTAAGTACAAATGGTGAATTGCTCTATCAAACTTTTTCGGACAACAAATATGCTTATTATGGGGTATCACGTCAATCTAAGAAAATGCAGAAATCTATAAAGGCTTGTGCTACACTTATAGATCAGGACACATTTGATATGTTGTCTACTTTACATACATCTCCTTTAATTGATTTGTATCATGAGGGGGAATGGTTCCCTGTAAGATTGGCAACGGGAACAATGAGCCATTTACGGAAACCCCTACAGGATTTTGAAATTGAGATAATATTACCAGAAACAATATCACAGAGTTTATGAGAAATGAATTATTTATTGATGGTGTAAAGGTTGATTTAGGGGAAGATACCCGGATTGTTTTAAATTATAAAAGCAATTTATTTTCTGATTTAAGTAAGATTGTTAGTAATAACAGTTATACGATAAAATTACCCAAAACAATACATAATCAACGTATCATAGAACATGCGGATACACCTTCATGTAATACTGCTTATCCGAGAAAATTCCATCATGCAAGGTATTTTCGTAATGGAATAGAAGTTATCTCAAATGCAAAAGCGGTACTTCTATCTGTTTCTGATACCATTGATATTGCTATTACGTGGGGAAATATTACGGTATTGGCCGGTATTGTAGAGAATGATAAGACTTTAAACGAACTTGTTGATAATGGTTACTACATGACTTGGAGAAAGGAAATTAGTAATTATCAGGTTGGAAATCCTTTTATTGTATCTGATATGAATATGGGGATAAGAAGTTTTGATACTCTAAATTATATACATCCCAGTGTAAGGGTTCGTTGGATATTAGACCGTATATCTGCTGATAATGGACTTGGCTTTTTATTCTCAAATGATATTGTGGAAAGATATATTGGTAAGTTGATTGTTCCATTATTGACGCGTCATGGTCGAGGGTTTGATGTAAATAATCAATTTGGATTAGCTGCGAGATATAATAACGGAGTAAGATATGACTATTACTTGACTGCAATATTGAAAGATGCCTATGCTAATAGTTTTTTGGCAGTAATCAATGCCGATACCAGTAATTCGGGAATAAAAATTCTCAAAGAAAGTACTAAGATTAGAATATCGGCAAGAATGTTTTTTGATTTCGCTAGTACAGTTCCGGTAAATCCGGCTTTTGTAGTATATAAAGTAGTAGATGGGAGAGCGGAAGAAGTATTTTCTGCTGATGCTTCTGAATTGCAGGGCAAAGGTGGGCAGACATGGACAGTACACTTTGACTTTGAGGATGAGACATCTGTATTGTCAGAGGGTGATATTATTTATTTTGCTTTTCGTGATACGGGATATTTTGTTAATAACTGGGGAACGGACACTTTCTCTTTTGCTTTAGCACCCTATATTGACGAAGCGATAGTAGAGGGGCAGGGGAGCGATGGGTATTACCCTATAATACCCAATCTGCCGGATATAAAGCAGGTTGATTTTATCAAAACGATTGCTACAATATCCGGAACATTTGCTGTTGTTGTTAATGATACTACTTTGGGCTTTTTTTCTGTGGGTGATATTATATCGAATCGAAATAAGGCATACGATTGGACGCGTAAAGTGGTTGCTCCTTTCAAAGAAAATAAACCACAAGAAATTAGTTACTCGCTTGAAAATTTTGCGCAAAAGAATTTACTTACATGGAAAGAAGATAATACAGTAAAGGATGATTATAATAGCGCCTTGTATGTGGAAGATGAAACAATTGAGGTGGAACGTACTGCTATTGAACTTCCATTTGCTGCCACTGATATGTCTTTTGGTAGAGCTTCTATTCCATTGTATAAATATTCCGGTAGTGAGACTATCGGGGAAATGAATAGTGTGGAGCCACGGATATTGATTGAGGTAGATAACAATGGCAAATCTAAAGCTTCATTTGAAGGGCTGGGGTGGAATGCTTTGATAAGTCGAAACTATGAATCATACCAGAAAATTATTCGTAATCCGATTGTGATTAGCGAAAAGGTTGAAATTAGTGATATCGAGTTGAAAGAGTTAGATGTGGCTATTCCTGTTTATTTAGGTCAATATGGTAGATATTATGCTATATTATCTGTAAAGGCAGAAGATACAGGGATATGTGAGTGTAAATTATTACAGTTGGAGGTATAGTTATGGAAAATGTGGAAGAAAGAGTATTGGATATTCGGGTACGATACGATGATGCTATTAGTAATATTGCTAAATATCGTACTCAATTGGATGTACTCCGAAAAATAGAACAGACTTTAAAGGATAATTTGAAAGCAGGGCGTATTGAGCGTAAGGAATATAATATAAAACTGACTGAAACCAAGATTGCCACTCGTGAAGTGAACGAGGCTATTCGAATTCTGAATAAGCAAATACAGAATGAACGTAAGGAACAGACGGAGCTTGAAGGTAGCTTAGTTAGATTACGTGCAGAACTTTCTAATCTGACTGCTTCTTATGATAGGTTAAGCCGTGCGGAACGTAACAGTGCCAAGGGTAAAGAGATGCAAGATAAGATAAATGCTATTACCGATGAATTGAAAGAAGCGGAAGAGAGTACGCAGCGTTTCTATCGCAATGTCGGTAATTACGAGGAAGCTTTGAAAGATTTTGTAGGTATTAACAATGACTTTGCAAACTCCTTGTTGAATATCGCCCAAAACTCAAATGGAGTGAAAGGCTTTTTCTCCAATATGAGAACAGAAGCATCTGCTTTAGGTTCAACGCTAAAGGCATTATTGAAAAATCCAGTATTTATGAGTATAGCAGGCGTTGCCGGAGTCGGTTTTGCTTTCAAATGGTGGTATGACTACAATAAGGGGATAAAGGAAGCTACCAAATTGACGAAACAATTTACGGATAAGTCTGGCGATGATTTGAAAATCTATCGAAGTGAAGTACAAGCCTTGGCTGATTACTATAGTAAAGACTTCCGGGATATGTTGACAGCTATCAATTCCGTAGAAAAACAGTTTGGTATATCTTCTGATGAAGCGCTGCGGGTTATCAAAGACGGTTTCATTGCCGGGGCAGATGCAAATGGGGAGTTCCTATCTGCTTTGAAAGAATATCCGGCATACTTCAAAGAGGCTGGTATCTCTGCGGACCAGTTCGTCGCTATTATTGCAGAAACCAATAAGCAAGGTGTTTTCTCTGATAAGGGAATTGATACCATCAAAGAGGCGAATACCCGACTTCGGGAAATGACTACATCAACAGCCAGTGCATTGGATGGTATCGGTATCAGCTCTAAACAAGTTCAAAAAGATTTGCAGACAGGAGCAAAGACTACTTTTCAAATCATGCAGGAAGTATCTGCCAAGTTGGATGAACTACCGGAAAGCAGTGCGGTGGTCGGAACTGCCATTGCAGATATTTTTGGCGGTCCGGGAGAAGATGCCGGCCTGCAATATATCCGTACCTTGAAAGATATATCTGTTAATCTGGATGAAGTTAAGGGTAAGACCGGGGAATTAGGTAAAGTGGAAGATGATTTACTTGCTTCCCAAGCGGAACTAACGAAAGAAGTGGCTTTACTTTTTGATGCTACTAGTGGCTCGTTTGAGAAAATGACGGCTAAGGTTGAGACTTTTGTCAATGGTGCTTTATCCTCTTTGATTAAAGATGTACGAACTTTGTTTGAATCGGTAGAGGATATATCAGAACGGGAAACAAAAGCTGCTGTCAAACTTGGAAAGAATGTTGCAGAGGCTAATGTCGGGGATGAATACGCCAAGATAGAGGCGGCACGAGCTCGATATGTGAAAGCGGGGCTTTCTGAGGAAGAAGCTTTGAAAAAAGCCAAAGAAGAAAGACTGCAGATGCTGAACTTATCCTTGAAGCAGGAAGAAGAATACTTGCAAGAAACTGTTGCTATCAATAGGAAATATAATGCGGAATTAGATTATTCTAATATATGGAGACGTGCAGCAAGATTAACCAGGTCGAAAAGTTCTATCAATAAAGATATAGCTTCTTCATGGAATAATCGTATGGCACAGTTATCAGCTGTGGAGTCCAGAAAAGAGACTATTAACTTGGTGTCTTCATATACCGGGGATGCCGATAAAAAGAAAACGCCGATTGTAGACCCTAAAGTTGTGGTCGAAGCTCTAAAAATCAAAAAGAAAGAGCTGCAAGAGATACGTAAAGCTGAGGATGAAATGCTAAAACTCATTAAGAATAGCCGGGAAAAGCAGACACAAGAAATAGAATATGAGTACAGCCGGCAAATTGAAGATTTGGAAATCCGCTTGAAAACCGAAAAAGACTTGACACCTCGTGCCAAAGAAGAAATCGGAAAACAGATTCTTTCTCTTGAACAACAGAAAACAGCTGCTTTGCAAAAGCTCTCTGATGAAGAACTGAAAAAGGAGATTGAAAATCGGCAGAAACTTATCGCCCTACAACTTGAATCTGTAAAAGCCGGAAGCGAACAGGAGTATCAACTAAAGATGCAACAATTGATGACCCAACGTGATGCAGAACTTCAGCAGAAAGAGCTAACCGAGCAGATGAAACTTGCTATCATAGAGAAGTACAACAAAAAGATTGATGATTTGACCGAGCAGCATAATAACTCCATTATCAAGAAACAGGAGGATGCATTAAGGAAACGTTTTGAAACAGAAATAGCCCAAGTATATGGTGATGAACAAGAAATTCTCCGTATCAAAATGGAGCAGAAACTTGCCGAATTGAACACCATGCAGCAACTTGAGGGGGAAAGTATAGAAGATTTTAATTTGCGTAAACTTCAAGCTCAAAATGACTATAATGATGCAAAGAAAGCTGTTGCAGATAAGGAGATAGCTATCGAACAAGCCAAATATGATGCTATGGCTACTGTTACAAATGGACTTATTGCCTTGACAGATGAGATAGGTAATCAAGACCGTAACTTTGCCATTGCAAGCAAGGCTTTGGCTCTTGCTGAAATTGCAATCAATACAGGTAAGGCTATTTCTAAAATGGTTTCGGCGGAAGCTGGAAAGGGTATAATTGGACTTGGTACAATGGCAAGTGGTATAGCTACCATACTTTCTAATATTGCAGCTGCCATATCTACGGTAAAAAGTGCTAAATTTGCACAGGGTGGTTCAGTAGTAGGCCCGGGTTCGGGCACAAGTGACTCTATACCAGCAATGTTATCCAATGGTGAAAGTGTAATGACAGCCGCTGCGACTTCTATGTTTGCGCCGTTATTATCGGCCTTTAACCAAATGGGTGGTGGTATTCCTATCAACGTAACAACCTCATCCAATCAGGCAACGGGTGAGGATATGCTTGCAAAAGCTGTTGCAAGAGGTATGATGATGGCTCCGCCACCGGTATTGTCCGTAGAGGAATTTACTTCTGTTGCAGATAGAGTAAAGTATGTCGAGAATCTTGGTAGTGTATGAATGCGTATGAGTTATTAATTCTGAATAGGAACATCCTCCAAGTAATGGATGGTGTTTCTCTTGATGTTGGGGATGTGAAATATATTCCCGTATATCAAGATTATGTTCGCTTATCACAGGAAGGACATAAAAAAACTTATATCATGCAATATTTATCTGATGAGTATAATATTGCAGAAAGGACAATTTATCGAATCATTGATAAATTTTCAACTACAGTTAATATCTGAGGTTTCATTGTGAATTATTTTTTTAATTCTGTGTTCAACCCTAATTAGGATATAAATGCCAGGTGTTTTTTCTTGCTAAAAATAAAAATGTTGAAAACAAATTTGTATATATAGTTTGTAACTAAAATGTAATTTTCTTGTAATCAGGTATGTTTTAATTGCTCTATAGATTTGCAATCTATTTTAATACACCCAGGTTATGATAATGACAAAGGTTACTTATGAGGATGAATATTTGTTTTCACTACTAAAACAAGGTAATCAAGATGCTTTTACACAGCTTTACAATAAGTATTCTTCGATGCTTTATGGTCTGTCGTACAGGTATTTGCAAGATAGGAATCTCGCAGAAGATGTCGTTCAGCAGGTTTTCTTGCACCTGTGGGAAGTACACTCCACTTGCCATATTAAAGTACACTTGAGAAATTATCTTTATACTATGACGAAAAATTATTTGTTAAATATGATTCGGGATACGAATGATATAATCGCAAGAGAGGATATGAAAGGAACTGAACAGAATAATATTATTGATGATGGCTTACAAGAAAAACTTGAAGAAGAAAGGAAGTTCGGCTATTTACGTTGGGCTGTAAAGCAACTGCCAAGTTGCAAACGGGAGATTTGCCTGTTGAAAATATATAGGGGATTGAACAATCAAGAAATAGCGGATGAATTGAATATACCGATAAACACAGTCAAATGTTACTATACGCAATCTTTGAAGCTACTGAAATATTATCTTAGAAATCATGTTGAATAGAGGCAGGGTTGTCAATGTTCCTTCATTTCATAAAGAAATAACGTGAGTATGGCTGAAATGAAACTGACATACAAAAGAAATGTAGCCGTTATACACTTTTGAACATACTCTGTGTCAATAGTACGTAAAAGATATTATTGAATCAAATTTATTAATTACTTAACGTACTAAAATGAGAAGAGGTATTTTGATTGTTTTGACTGTTTTGCTGAGCACATCTTATATGATGGCTACTCAGAAAACAATATTAGAGCGTAAAAAAGCAGAAAAGGGCTACGTCTTGACATCCGATGAGGAGGTCTCAAAAAAAGTGGTTACGGTTAAAATGAAAGGTGTTATTTTTGACAAGAAAACACAGGAAAGATTGCCAGGAGTAACATTGGTACTAAGCGATAATCCTTCGATTGGAACGGTTACTAACATGGATGGCGAATTTCAGATAACGGCTGTCCAGGGATCTAAATTGAAAGTGTCCTATATAGGATATGAAACTCAGCTGCTAGCTGTAAACCTGGATGACAACATTAAAGTAGAGCTTGACCAAGACAATTTCAAACTGGATGAGGTTGTAGTAACTGGGCAAGGTGCAGAAGTACAGAAACGGCGTTTATCATCGAATGTAACGACAGTCAACAGTAAAGAGCTGGAACGTATGAAGCAAGGGCGAATCGATCAGATATTGCAGAACTCCCTACCTAATGTGCAAATTACGATGGCCAGTGGTCAAGCTGGCGCCACTTCATTAGTTAAATCAAGAGGTCTGTCATCTGCCTATTCTAATTCTACTCCAGTAATTTATGTAGATGGCGTACGTGTGGATAATATGAATACGGGAGCCACCTTAAATAACTCTTTAAGCGGTAACAGTGCCGTGACTGGCTCTATAGGTGATATTCCTATGGAAAACATTGACCACATAGAATATGTAACAGGCGGTGCAGCTACTACACTTTACGGTTCAGATGCTGCCAACGGGGTCATCCAGATTTTTACTAAAAAGGGAACAGAGCAAAAGATTTCTTTTTTTGCTGAAACCCAGTTAGAGGCGGATGTGGCTTCTTCACAATTTTATCATTTTAAACGTACAAAAGAATTGTTGCATCAAATAGGATTTACTCAAAAATACCGTATTGGCTTTGATGGTGGAACTGAAAAATATGGCTATAGTTTTGGAGCGAACATGAGCAACAGTACCGGTACCCTGATAAAGAATGGGAACGAAGACCGTAAGTATGACCTACGTTTCGGCTCAAGAGTGAAATTCAACAAAGTTCTTGAGTATCAGAATTCATTTGGTATGGTGATACAGGACTTTGCCCGTAGCCGTAACGGTAACCAAGGTGGATATACAGGATTGTGGTTTACGGAAGGTGCAGCCGCAACTAATTTTAAATATACAAATACCGAAGGCAAGCAAGTAAACTATGGAGCCGATTTGGATGCCTTGGATGATTATGCTTTTGCCCAAATGAAATCTTTTGTAAACACAGCTGAAGCATTACAGAATAACCGGGAATCTGTGAAACGTTTCCAAACTTCACAGTCTTTAAGTTATGCCCCGTTAACCAACCTCACCTTTAAAGGTATACTAGGAGTGGATTATCGTCTGAATAATAATAAGAACATCATTACCAATGAATATCTGATACATACCCAGCAAAAGCCAGAAGGTACGTCAGACGCGGGAAGTATTTCTAATTTTGACCGTAATTACTTTGGTTTGACTATCGATATAAATGGACAACACAGATATCGTTATAGGGACATCTTCAGTCTGATTTCTACAGCTGGTTTCCAATTTTTTAGCACATACGACCACCAATCTGTTTATAATGGTACCAATGTGCGAGATGGTGCGCAAATTGTAGCAGGGGCAGGAACATTGACTTCCAATGAATGGCTGAGTTATCTATATAACTATGGCTATTTTATCCAGGAGAATATCGGCTTTTTAGATCGTTATTACATAGATCTGGGACTACGTTCGGATTACAACACAGCTTTTGGTGACAATGTAGGTTGGCAGTATTATCCGAAAGTGGGAATTTCCTATGTACTTTCCGAAGAACCCTTCATGCAAAGTCTGAAAGAAAGTAATTTTATTAACAATGTACGTATCTTGGCAAACTATGGTGTGGCAGGTAGCTATCCGCCAGCCTTTGAATATCAACGCACAGTAGCTTTCAATTCATTTCAAGGACAACAAGCCGCTTCTTTCGGTAAATATGGAAACCCGGATTTGGCTCCAGAAAAGAAACATTCTTATGAAGCGGGTTTTAATGCGGTTCTTTTTAATCGTATTTTAAATCTTGGCTTTACTTATTATTATGCTTTGACTAAAGATGCCCTTTTCAGTATTCCGTCTCTTCCCTCATCTGGACAGTCGGCCAACTATCTGTCTAATGTAGGGGAAATTGAGAACAAAGGTATTGAATTGAGTGTAGGATTGCAACTGGTAGATACTAAAGACTGGAATGTTCGCTTGAATGCATCATACAACACCAACCATAACAAGGTTCTGAGTATCGGTAATGCAGTACCATTTGCTATTGGTGGTTTCTCGTCAAGAACAGTGCAAACTGTAGTAGCTGAAGGACAGCCGGTAGGTTTCATCCGCGGTTACAAAGCTGTACTGAATTCGGATAACTCATTAAAAGAAATTCTTCCTTTACAGAATTTAGGGTCCACACTCCCTACCGGATATGGAAACTTCTCTCTTTCTGCAAGCTATAAAAATCTGTCTTTGATGATTAACGGTGATTATCAATACGGAGCATACGTACATTCGTTTGACCGTCAATTCCGTTTCTCCAAAGGATTAAAAGACGGTGCAATACCGGAAAAAGCTTTGGAAGGATTAGATCAAGGTGCCAATTGGTTAAATTTTACAAACTTTTTCGTAGAAAAATCGGATTTTGTGAAAATTAGGAATATTGGGATTTCCTATGACTATAAGCCTGAAAAGTATTTGAAGAACATCAATTTTGGTTTTAATGTCTATAACCCGTTTGCCTTTACGGCTTCTTCTGTAGATCCTGAAGCAGCTTTGGCAGGAGCCCGTTCTCAAGGTGCAGTAGCCGTAGGTGGACTAAATTATTCTTCATACTCCACTCCTCGGCAATATGTAGGTTCTATTCGTATCTCTTTCTAAAAATGTCCAACTCTTAATGAAATAATAAAAATGAAGATAAAAAACTATATTCTGTTAGGGGCTTTAGCTTTATCATGCGCATCATGCGAGCTGTTGCAGCCCAATGATATTATCAATCCTAACGTGGACGAAAAGACGTTCTTGCAGACTCCAAATGCAATGAGTACTTGGGTAAATGGAGCCAACCGTTCATTTGCCACCATTATAGGTACGTATGTGGAACTCATAGAAATACTATCTGATAATTACTTCAATAATTACAGCCAAAGCAGCAAAGTTTTTGATTTCCCTACAATCTTATACACAGATGTGGATGTCACAAACTTGCAACGCCATATTGGTACATTACGTGAAACCGCTATTCAGGGGTTAGAAGTGGTGGCTGCAGCTGATGCGACTACTACAGATGCTCAGCGTTTCAACCTTTATTATATAAAAGGTTTTTCTTATTTACTGGCAGGAGAGTATTTTCTTGCGCTTCCTGTTGAAAACGGAGGAGAGGTAAAAAGTTGGCAGGAAAATTTGAATCTAGCGATTTTCACCTTTACAGAGGCTTTGAACTATACTAATGATGCTGGTAAAAAAGCATTCATAAATACAGTGATAGCCCGCTCTTATTATAGGTTAGGAGACAAAACAAATGCTGTGCAATATTCAAATAATGCGTTAGCCTTGTCCAAGGACTTTGTAGAGCAGATTGAATATGATGGAGATAACGGTGTAGAAAGTTCTATACAAGGATATATCTACGGAACAAACTTTCAGCCGTTGCCTCGACTTGATTTTCTTGATCCGAAATATTTTCAGAAAAACAGCGCAACTGAAGCACGTCCTATCTGTATAGCTAAAGCGGAAGAAGCTTATCTGATTTTGGCCGAAGCAGCTTTAGCTGATAATGATCTTAATGGAGCAAAAAGTATTTTGAAGGAATTGTTGGCACTTGTAAAAAAACGTCCGGTAGAAACCGATATTAACGACCAATTAGAAGGACGTTATAACGGAGGATACAAAGAATATCCCAACAGTTCCGAATACAAAGTAGCTGCTTCGGCTGAAGATGAACTAAGAAGTGGGTTAGTACTTGATCGTCAAATGCCCAATTTAATTTCTATTCCTTACATTTCAGGAACTTCTGTCACAGAAGCAATGATAGATAATCCAACCACAGTGGATAATTTACTGGAAATACTTTATCTTATGCGTCAGGAGATATTCATAGCAGAAGGACGGCGGGTAGCTGATTTAGGAATTCGGCTGCCGATATGTGAAACAGAAGCTGCAAACACTCCGTCAGCTGCCAATTATACAACCGCTCAAATCCCTCCCTTTATTCCTTTAAATCAGGAGATGGATGCCTTCGAAATGAATAAGGATACTAAAACAGTAGTTATTAAATACAATATGAATCGTGTTATCGTACAAAATAAATCTTCAGAATATGTGGCTCCTTTCTTTAACTAATCAAACGATGAAACTGAAAAGAAATATTTTAATGTTTTTATGTAGTTGTTTAATAGGCACCGTGACTGCTGCCGACCGTTCTAAACACGTCATTCTTATTACCATTGATGGAATGAGATCCGAAATGGTAACAGATAGTACAATGCCTTCACCCAACTTAAAAAGAATGAAGAGGGATGGATTGTTTGTGGAACGTATCAAAGGAATTACTCCGACAGCTACATACCCTTCACACATAACTATTGTGACAGGAGTAGAACCTGTTCAACATCGTATCTATTATAACTCTCCTTTTACAGAGAACAGACCAGGAAATGTAAGCTATTGGTATGCAGACTCTATCAAAGCAACTACAATCTGGGATTCTGCAAACCAAAACGGGTTGATCGTAGCCTCTCTTTTTTGGCCTGTATCTGTAGGAGCAAAATCCATTCATTATAATGTACCTGAATTTTGGTCGGTAAAGCCCGTTGCCAATCAATTGGAATACATCAAGCCCTACTGTACTCCGAAAGGCTTTTTAGATGAGTTGGAACGGGAAGCCACTGGAAAATTAAACCATAAAAACTTTAGTGCTGGTTCTATGGATAGAGATGCTCGCACTGCCGCAATGGCCAATTATATTATGAATACCTATAAACCCAATCTAATGACAATACATCTGATTACTACTGACTATGCCCAACATGCTACAGGATTGAGGTCTGACAGAGTGAGTGCAACAGTAGGAAGTGCCGACCATGCTGTAGGGTTGATTCTGGAGAATTTGGAACGGAATAAGTTATTATACAATACTACCGTAATTGTATGCGGTGACCACGGCTTTGTGAACTATAGTAGAAGTATTGTTCCGAACGTATGGTTAGTGCAAGAAGGTTTGTTGAGTGAAAAACCCGGAGGAGAGTGGAAAGCTTGCTTTCATGGAGCAGGAGCTATGATGTTTCTTTATCTAAAAGACAAGAATGATCAAACTACTTTGGATAAAATTCGCAAAAAACTGACTTCATTACCAGATACGACCCAAGCATTATTCCGTATAGTAGAAAAAGAAGAATTAGGCAAGGTAGGGTGTGACCCAGAAGTGGCGTTTGCGTTGGAGCCCGTAAAAGGAGTAGCTGTTGCTACTGCTCGTACCGGAGCGGATGTTATAGAGAAATTTGGAGGTAAGCATGGCTATCTATCAGGTATTGACCCTACGACATTAGTAGCATTTGGATGCGGGATTGAGAAAAAGGAATTACCAGTTATGAAACAAACGGATATAGCTCCTTTTATAATGAAGCTTCTGGGTATCGATTTTGGGAAATAAAGTAATATAGAAACAAAAGACTATTTGAAAATAGAAAAGTGAATTAGTCTTATTGATATTTATAAGCTGAAACAGAGGTATTCCCCTATTTTTGCCTTGATTTTGGAAATGCAAGGTAAGAATGGGGGAATTTTCATATTTCAATCTATAAATGTATGTCTTTTAATTCTATCAGAACTGTTCTTGTTATTGCTAAAAGTTACTGACAGAGCGTGTCAGTGGAATGAACTCCTTATATTCTTCAAGCCGTATCCTGTTTTCTACCTTTGTTACAAACAATTATGTGATATGGCAAAATTATACATTAATAAGGACATTGTAGCTGATAGAGATAAGCTGGAGAGTTGGTATTTGACCGGAGATGAAGGGCTTTCGTTTCCAGATATTCAATATTTTCTTTCATGGCTTGACCCGGCTGACCCTACAATTGATATTGAAATACATTCATGCGGTGGTGATACAGTTGAGGGGTATGCAATTTATGATGCATTACGTGCATCGGGTAAGGAAATTTCTTGTACTGTTGTTGGAAGATGTGCTTCTATGGCGACAATTATTCTACTGTCTGCACCGTTGGAACGCAGAAAGGCTTATCCCCATGCAAAGTTTCTCATTCACAAACCATATTTGGCAAAGTATGACGATGTCTTAGACCTTGAAACGATAGAAACCCTTAAATCAAGTTTGGAAACGGAAAAAGCTAAGATGTTAGCTGTCTATGTTGAAAGGACAGGGACAGAGCCAAACGTATTGGAAACTCAAATGAATAAAGAAACATGGTTTGGTGGAGAGGTTGCAAAACAATTAGGATTTATATCTGCTGTTCTTGTCCCAACTACAGCAAAAGGAATCGATTATAAACTTAATAGTAAAAAAATGAACAAAGAAAAACAAGTGACAGTGAAGCAATCTATCATTGATAAGTTGCTTGCCAAATGTGGCTATCAAAAGATTGAGGATATTCCAGTAATATCTATGGAGTTGACAGACGCCGAAGGTAATATACTGACGGTGGAACGTGAAGAGGGAGAACCGCAAGTCGGGGATGCCGCGTCTCCTGACGGTGAACATGTTATGCCTGATGGGAAGACTATCATCGTAACCGATGGAGTAATTACGGAGATTAAAGATCAGGAGGAAGAAAATGGTGATGAGGAGATTGAGGCTTTGAAGGCCCGCATTGAAGAACTTGAAGCGGAAAATGCGGCTTTGAAAGTTAACGCCCGTACAGTTGAGGACAATAAGATTCTGAATGCTGTAAAGATGGCAGGTGGGGAAAATTGGTTGGCGAAGCATTGCTCAACCTACAGGGTTTCTTTACGTGCCCAGACTTTTAAGACAACTGTTGATCCTCAGGCCAATGCAGAGGAAACACCTATTCAGAGGAAGTTGAGAGAAGAAAGAGAAAAGCGAGCTAAAAAGTAAAGAAAGGAGATTTGAGTATGCCTATTTTGGATTTTTCAAAATTGACACCGGACAATCAGGCGGTGAAGGATTTGAAAGACTTGATTGAATTGACAGTCTTTCAGAATGAGGATATGGAGCGTTTTATGACGTTCATGCCTAAAGTGACCAATGGCAAGAAAGTTGGTTTTATTGGTGAAATGGAGGATGTGGGTATCGCAGGCTCTGGATGTGATCCTACATATCAAAAGGTGGCTATTGCTGCAGCCCAAAAGATTTGGGAAATTGGTGATTGGCAAGTTCCATTGGAAATGTGTTATGAGGATTTGGAAAACACTATTGCTAAATATTGCCTAAAAACCGGTACTAATATTGCGGACCTTACTTCTACTGAGTATATGGATGGAATCGTCCTTCCGAAGCTAAAAATGTTGTGGCGCTTTACCTGGTTTGGAGATAAGGATGCTGCTAATGTTGAGGGGTCCGGGCAAATTACAGATGGTTTGAATGTAGAATTGTTTAAGACATGCGATGGTTTCTTTAAACGTCTGTTTGCTATATGTACAGATAATGCAGGCCAACATACTGTCATATCAGCCAATGCTGAAGCATCTTATGCTTTGCAAAAATCCAAAATGAAAGAATTGGGTGCTGCAACTTCTATATTTGATGCAATGCTTGAAGATGCGGATAGCCGTATTTTCCAAAAGTCCGGACATGCAATTTTTGCTACGAAATCATTGTGTGATTCTTTATCTCGTGACGTGAGAGAAAAATATAAGGTTATTATGCCTTGGGAAGTTATTTTTGACGGACTTGAAGTAGGGGAGTATGACGGTGTTACAGTTGTAAAATGCTCAATTTGGGATCGATTTATCCAAGCATATCAGAATGATAAAACCAAATTGAATCTTCCCCATCGTGCTGTTCTGTGTTCTCCGGACAATCTGATGTACGGCTGTGAAGGTGATAACCCTATGTCAGACCTTGATATCTGGTTTGAAAGAAAATCCCGTAAGAATTATATCTATTCTACAGGTAAACTTGGTTCTATGATTGGCGAGGATAATCTGATACAAGTTGCATATTAGGAAAGGAGGTATTTATGGGAGTATGCGATGATATTTTGAAGAAAGATATTTCTCCGTCTTGTGATGATCCAGTTGTACAAGGTTTGGAGCAGGAAGGTGTGATAATGAATCGTGCAGATGTAGACTTTGCTGCAACAGTGTTCAATGCAACTCGTAAAAATGTGATTGAAACATTGGCGATGAAAGAAAAGAAAAAGGCGTATAAAGTTGTGGTTCCAGGTAAAACTCCATTTACTGGTACTACTACTGCTTTGGCAACAGGTACATATCGTAATTCATTCACAAACACCATTACACTTGTGATTTTGGCAAATGACCCAGATGTTTGTGCCGATATAGTTGACGGTTTAGCTAATGGCTCTTATGTTGTAGTATTGGAGAATAAATATAAGGGTTTACAGAGAAAGAAAATCCGGGTGATGCCGCTTTCCAAGTTTTTGGATACTATCAAGGTCTTACAGCTACTACTATTGAAAACAATAAG